GCCAATCTGGATCACCCGGCTAGTGGAGCTACACAACAATGGCTCTTCTCATACTACTACTTAGAAATGAGCCCACCGTTGTTCAGGGAGAAACTAAGAAGTCAATGGAATCTATTACTGGAGAACATCAGATATGAAAAGACAGGATCTGCTGGACGCGTTACAAATAGTAAAACCAGGCCTCGCCAATAAGGAAGTGATAGAACAGGCCACTGCCTTTGCTTTCATAGGTGACAGAGTGGTTACCTACAACGATGAGATCAGTATCAGCCATCCAATCAGCCTAAAGCTAAAGAATGATGCGGCCATACGGGCAGAGGAGCTGTACAAGCTACTTGACAAGATCAAGAGAGATGACGTCGAAATTGACGTCGTCGAGAATGAGCTGCGACTCAAATCGGGGCGTACCAAAGCTGGCATCACTCTACAACAAGAAATCAAACTACCGCTGGGAGAGCTTGACTTCCAAGGTAAGTGGGAGCCGATCCCAGATGACTTTGTCACCAGCGTAGCTTTCGTGATACCATCCTGTTCCAAAGACATGTCAAAACCAATATTTACTTGCATCCACGTCAGATCGGATGGATTCATCGAAGCCTCCGATAACTTTCGCATAACTCGTCGAAAGATCGGGAAGATGCCCACGGCATTCTTACTACCAGCCAGTTCCGCTAAGGAGTTGGTTCAATATAATGTCAAGCATGTGCTAAACAAGAAAGGGTGGGCCCATTTCAAAACTGATGCCAATACCATCTTCAGCTGCCGAATTTACGAAGGTGAATTTCCCAATCTTGATAGTATCCTAAATGTCACAGGCAAGAAGATCGAATTTCCGGAAAAGATATCGCCCGCTCTTGATCGGGCGGTAATCTTTGTAAACGAAGAGCATGCTATAGATGAAAGCGTGCGGATCTCCATAGGTGAAAACAGACTGGTTGTGAAGGCCAAATCTGACGCCGGATGGTTTGAGGAGACATTGAATATCCTGTATTCCGATAAGCCCCTGGAATTTTCCATCAATCCTACTTTCCTCCAGGCCATCGTCAGCCAGCTTCGGGCATGTGTAGTAGGAGAACGCTGCCTTAAGTTCTATGGTAATGATTGGGAACACGTCGTGGCACATTATATGGAGTGAGTGTGGAAGGGAGGATTAATGCCGGAAGGTTTCTTTTCCATACGGGAAATCCAGTCCAAATCTGATCATGTAGGTAAGGCTCAATCCTGCGTTACATGTGGATTATATCAGCACGTACTGTCTCCAAAAATGGGACCCTTCGGTGACTTCAAGCTTGGGATACTTAACATTGGGGAAGCCCCTGGGGAAACGGAAGATCAGCGAGGTAAACAGTGGCAGGGTAAAGTAGGGCAGACACTGCGTCGAGCTTATGACAAGCTGGGCGTTGGGTTATTTACCGACTGCTTGAATATCAATGCCATCAATTGCCGTCCCACTGATAAGGCTGGGAATAATAGAGCACCTACAGCTCATGAGATCACTTGTTGTCGACCGAACTTGCTAAAAGTAATAGAGCTTTACAAGCCGAAAGTCATAGTCCTACTGGGGGGATCCGCACTAATAAGTGTGATCGGTTATTATTGGAAACACGATCTCGGAACCATAAGTCGCTGGCGTGGGCACACCATACCGGATCGCAATTTCAATGCCTGGGTATGCCCCACCTTCCACCCCAGCTTTACAGAACGTGGTGAAAAGGAAGTGGAAACAATATGGATGCAAGATCTTGCTCGTGCATTGAGCATGGTCAATGCACCACTTCCTAAGTCAGAAGATGAGAGTAAGCAGATTGAAATAGTAGAAGATCTATCATTTCTACCCGATATGAAAGGGCCGGTAGCGTTCGATTTCGAGACTACTGGATTGAAGCCACATAATACTACCATGCATGAAGTTGTCTGTATGGCAGTGTGCAATCGACCGGATAAAGCCTTCGCTTTTATGAATCCGAAGGGTGGGGAGCAACGGCGCAATATCCGTATGTTTCTAAAGTCCAATGTTGGGAAGATAGCCCAGAATATGAAATTTGAGCATACGTGGAGTCAGAATCTATTCAATTTAGAAGTGAACAATTGGGTATGGGACACGATGCTAGCTACCCACGTGCTTGATAATCGCCCAGATGTCACCGGGCTAAAATTTCAATCGTATGTCCAGTTTGGCGTAGCTGATTATGATAGTGGAGTATCCCCATACTTGAAGGCAGAGGATTCAAAGAATGGAAACGCAACAAATCGTATTCTAGAACTGGCCAAAACCAATACCGGCCGTAAACGGTTGCTCACGTACTGTGGAATGGATGCGTTATTTGAATATCGCTTAGCAATGAAACAAATGGAGGAGTTAAATGCAGAATGAACAGCTCAGTATGGTCGACGTGTTGGCTATGCAATTCCTGAAGGACTTCATCAAGGAGAACTTTCCAAGTCCTGAGCCTGAGAAGCAAGTCGCAGTCGCGTACCTGTACGCGAGTCTGATGACGAGCTATCGTCAATCGAGGGAAGAGCATCCAATGGAGAGACTCTCCTGCCCTGAGTGTGGGTCGTCTGAGATGAAGTGCATAGACGTCAGCACGCTTGAAAGCCCTGGTGCTACCTTGATCGTATGTGCTAAGTGTGGACACAGGATGATGAAATGAACCCGACTCGACTCGACGCATACAAACTGCTGCACGACGGCATCCTAGCTCTGGCTCGTGCTGAACAGCAGGGGATGCGGATCGATATAAAATATTGTGAGCATCAACAAGCTAGACTAACTCACAAGATTGAGATAATACAGCAGCGGTTCAAAGAATCAAAGTTCTACAAACACTGGAAACATGTATATGGTGAGAAAACCAACACTGATAGTAACTGGCAGCTATCCAATATTTTGTATGTGATCAAGAAGATCAAGCCAGTCAAACTGACTGTTAGCGGTAAAGGAGCAACCGATGAGGAAGCTCTCTTACAGTTAGGCATACCAGAAATTGAGCCATTACTAGAGGTTCGCAAACTAAAGAAACTGCGGGATACCTACCTCGATTCTTTTTCAAGAGAACAGGTCGATGGATATATTCATCCATTCTTCAATCTACATACAGTAAGGACTTTCCGTAGCTCCAGTGATCGCCCCAATTTCCAGAATGTACCAAAGCGTGACGAAGAGGCTATGAATATAGTTCGTCGCACCATTTTCCCCAGGCCAGGGCATCAGTTAGGAGAAGTCGATTATAGTGGTATAGAAGTGCGTATCAGTGAGTGCTATCACAAAGATCCCAACATGTTGGCCTACATACTAGATCCTACTACCGATATGCACCGGGATATGGGACAAGAAATATTCTTACTGGATAAGCTGGACAAGAGCATTCCAGAGCACAAGTATCTTCGGAACGCTGCAAAGAATGGATTTGTATTTCCCGAATTCTACGGGGATTATTTCGGGAACTGTGCTGAGAATCTGGCCTGTCAATGGGGAAAGCTACCGAAGGGTAAGTGGAAGTTGAACCAAGGTACCCCAATGCCAAGTGGTATTACACTATCTGACCACTTGATTAGCAAAGGAATCAAGAGCTTTGACGAATTCGCTGAACACATAAAGCAAGTTGAGGAAGACTTCTGGGGAAGCCGATTCCAGGTCTACCAACGATGGAAAGATCGGTGGTGGGCCGACTATCAGAACAGAGGGTATTTCGATCTACTGACAGGCTTTCGCTGCTCAGGCTTAATGAAAAAGAATGATACCACCAACTATCCGATACAGGGATCGGCGTTTCATTGTCTACTATGGTCGTTTATAGAAATCGACCGGATACAGCGGGAAGAAAAATGGAATAGTCGTCTGGTAGGGCAGATACACGACGCTATAGTATTGGATATTGACCCGTCAGAGCGTGACTACGTGCTACACACTGTGCGTAGAGTAACTTGCACCGACTTACCCAAAGCCTGGCCCTGGATAATCGTGCCACTAGATGTGGAGATTGACCTATGTGGAGTAGATGAACCATGGAATAAGAAAAAGCCGTATAAACTATCGTAGGAGAGAATATGTCCCTATATCACAAGTACCGTCCACGAACATTTGCAGAGATAATCGGTAATCAGACCATGCTGGTCGATTTACAATCCGATCTAAAGAAAGACGAACGTCCACATGCAATGCTAATACACGGTCCGGTCGGATGTGGTAAGACAACAATAGGCCGCATTATTGCGACTGAGGTAGGATGTGTCGGAAATGACTTCAGGGAGATTGATAGCGCCGATTTCAGAGGCATTGACACCATACGGGAAATACGGAAACAAAGTCAATATAAGCCCATGGAGGGAGAATCGCGGGTATGGTTGATAGATGAATGCCATAAGCTGACTAACGACGCCCAGAACGCTCTGCTGAAATCACTGGAAGCGGCTACAACACATGTCTACTATATACTTGCTACCACCGATCCGCAGAAATTGCTGGACACTGTCAGAAGTAGGTGCACCAAGTACCAAGTCAATCCGCTTAGTGATGAACAAATGTTTCAACTACTACACAACGTGATAAAAGCCGAAGGAGAATCACTACCTAAAGCAGTCTATACTCAAATAATACAAGATAGCCAGGGACATCCAAGGGATGCCTTGCAAATACTCGATAAGACTCTGAGTGCGGAGCCTGAGCGGCGATTGGAAGTTGCTAAGCAGCAAGCGGCTCTACTGAATCAAACAATCGAGTTGTGCCGAGCACTGATTCAGAAAGCGGACTGGAAGAAAGTACGTAGTATACTTAATGGTATGAAAAGCGAAGAGCCTGAGAAGATCCGTAGAGCTATACTGGGATACTGCAGTTCAGTATTGCTGAATGGTGATAATATGGCAGCTGCGATGATAATGGAACAGTTGGTAGAACCTACTTATGACATGGGTTTTCCGGGCATAACATATGCTTGTTACTCTGCTGTAAAGTTAATCAAAAGTTAACCTTAGTTGACATTATACTTTATGTTATAATAGATTAAAGGAGAGTTAAAAAGTGGAACTAAATTATGAAAACGACTTGAAGATAGATGCCGATGCTCTTGATGTAGAGTGGGTGCGACAACCGGAAATAGCCAGGAGATACATTAAACACGCTGCTTGGAGCCGTAGACGCGAGAGGAAGGCCGAAGAGCAGATGAAGATAATTCGATCGGAGCTGGTGCGCAAAGCCAATGATGATCCCAAAGGTTGTACGGGGAAAGATAAGCCTACCACACTCGATATTGAGGCTTTTTATCGCACCCACCCGGACCACATCCTAGCCAAGCAAAACTGGATAGATGCTGCCTACGAGGCCGACTATGCCGATATGGCCCGGCAGGAAATATCCTGGGGGCGTAAAGCCGCGCTCGAAAATCTGGTCGTGCTACACGGGGCAAATTACTTCGCCGGTCCGTCGGCGCCAAGGAATCTTTCGAAGGAGTGGGAACAGAAGCGTCGTCAAGAAATAGCCGACAATATAGTTGACTCGAGCATGAAGAGAAAGAAATGACACCGATACTACGAATCATAGAAATACTGCTGGCTATGGTAGCTCTAATAGTGTTAGTGTACATACTATCAGCCGTACAAATGGTGGCCTGGATCAGAACGTATAACCTTCACATAAAACTCACTAGGAGGAGTAATGAAAAGCAAGTTTAGGATATCAGGAGATCAAGTAGTTGATGATGCCCGCCAACAGAAAGCTAGAGGGTCGACGTACGGACATCTAGCCCTACCCCGTGGTGTCAATGTCTTCAAAGAGGAAGCGAATACCAGAGTCCACCTGGATTTTCTGCCTTACATCATTACCGACACCAAACACCCAGACAGAAATGACGATCGTGGACGGGCTTTGCCTGACACAGCGTGGTACAAACGTCCATATCGATTGCACCGGAACGTCGGAGTCGCCAACGAAGGCTATGTTTGCCCAACCAGTGTTGGCAAGAGATGCCCGATCTGTGAGCATCGAGCCAGGAGAGTCAAAGAGAACGCGGATCGTGACGAGTTGAAGGAGCTCAAGCCCAGCCAACGGAATCTCTACATTGTCGTCCCAAAGGACAACAAGAATTATGAGGAAAAGCCTCACATATGGGACATCTCCCAATACCTATTTCAGGAGATGCTGAATGCCGAGCTTGAGGAAGATCCGAACAGCAGGAAAATGTTCGCCCATCCCGAGGATGGGCTGACTCTGAAAATCAGGTTTGGGGAAAATCAGATCGGCCAGAATAAATTCGCCGAGGTGTCTCGCATCGACTTTGAAGCTCGGGACTATACCTACGACGACGCCATTCTCGAGAAAGTTCCCAACCTGGATGAATGCCTCATAGTCCCCTCCTA